CCCTAACAATACACCCTATGCCTCCCTCGTCAACCGTCCGCCGTCGTAATCCGTAACGCATCCTCGACGCTGCGGGCCACACCAGCGATGCCACCTGCTGCCTGCACTGCATCTAGCCATTGCTGCTGCTCTGGCTTGACCCTGCCGGTAGCGGTCTTGACCTCGATGCTGGTGAACACTGCCACCTGCTGGCCCACCATCTCTGGGGTGATCGTCACCGTGCGCCAGCCAATTAAGTCAGCGCTGCCCTTGGCAAGCCCGAAGCTCACCGGGCGGCCATGCTGGTCCCGCAGCGTCCCGGTGTTATTGCGAAACAACCTGGTAGCTCCGGTGCTGCAGGTCAGTCGGATGTGTTGCTGGATGGATTGCTCAGACGCCATACCTCTTAGCCAGTCGCGCCTGGTAGACGCGTTCCGCCCATCCTCGCTTGTAGCCGCGTTGCTGCGCTAGTTGGCGCAGGTCGTCGAGGCTTTGCGCGCTGCCTTGCTGGCGCTTGGCCTGCTGCCGTTGCACCTCCACCAACTCGCCCTCAACCTGCTGCAGCTCGCGTGCCTCAGCAGCGAACGTATGGCCGCACTCACCGCACTGCTTAGCCTGGCTGGCCATTGCAGCAAAGCACTGCGGGCACACCTTGACCGATGGCGCTGCGGAGCGGTCGCGCTTAGCCAAGCCATCTAGCGTCCACTCACGCGGCTCTAGGTGATGGCCGAGCCGCAGCGTATTGCCGACGTGATCCAACACCACTGCAGCAGCCTTGCCGGGTGATGGCCTGAGGCACCGACCGATCATCTGCAGGTGCAAGCTGGTGCTAGCGGTAGGTCGTAGCAGGATGCAGCCGCCGACGCTTGGCACATCGACGCCCTCACCTATAAGTGCGCAGGAGGTGAGGATGCGTATGCGCCCTGTTCCTAGCGCCTGCAGCAGGTCACGTCGTTGCTCGCTGGTCATGCTGCCGTCGATGCTGGCGGCTGGGATGCCCGCACCCATGAATAGCCTTGCCACTGCCTCCGCATGTGCCACTGAGCAGCAAAATGCAATCGCTGTCTGTCCGTCTAGATGCTTGCGGTAGTGGCTCAGGCAGTCGCCCATGATCGTGCCGATCCGATGCTCAGCCTCACGGGTGTCAAAGTCACCCATCCGCTTGCGTAGGCCAGTGGTGTCAAACCCCGGCGGTGCTAGCACCCGAGCAGGTGCTAGGTAGCCGTTATCAGTTAGCCAGGCAGCGATTGGGCCCTCCACCATTGCTTGGTAATGCTCGCCAAGGCCGCGGCCGTCGAGCCTGATTGGTGTTGCAGTAACGCCTAGCAGGTGCGCTTGATGGAAGTGTTCCAGCACCTTGGCCCAGGTGCCGGCATTGCTGTGGTGCGCCTCGTCGATGATGACCAGCTGGAAGAAATCACGCGGCAGCTTATGCATCCTCCGGGCCAAGGTCTGGACTGATGCCACCTGCACCGCTGCTGACAGGTCCATGGCGCGGTTGGCAGCAACGACACCATGCGGCATCGGCAATGCGCGGCAGGCTTGGTCCAGCAGCTCTTGCCGGTGCACCGCGATGAGCACGCGGTTGCCTTTCTTGGCGGCAGCTTGGGCGATGTGGCTGAAGCACACAGTCTTGCCAGCGCCGGTTGGCAGCACTGCTAGCACCTTGCGGTGGCCTAGTTGGTATTGCAGGCGGATGTCGGTTACTAGCTGTTGCTGGTAAGGGCGGAGGTTCATACCAGCTCACCCTGCTTATGCGACTCCACCATGCTCAGGTTCTTGGCGGCGCAATTGAAGTAGCTGGGCTTCAGCTCAAAGCCCACAAACCGGCGCTGCATCTGCAGGCTGACGTATCCTTCGCTGCCGATACCAGCGAACGGGCTAAGCACCAGATCGCCAGGGTTACTCCATAGCTGCAACCCACGGCGGATCACCTCAAGCTGCAGCGGGCAGATGTGCCGCTCATCCTCATTAGCCCTTGCGCTGCGGTACTGCAACGTGTCCGATGGGTTGATGTCCATCCATATTGGGCTGGCATACCGCTGCCAGATGTTGATGCTGTCCTTGATTTTGTCGCCAGTCTTAGGTGGTGGATTCTCGCCGGCAAACTCCGTGAATGGACCAGCGCATGGCTCTGGGTTGTCGCCCAGCTTGCGCACCGTTACCAGATAATCGGGGATGCCCTGCCGGCTAAGCGCTGAGTCCTTACGCACTTGCTTATGCAGCAGTCCGATGGCCTTGGTGCGCTGCATTGCGGTAACTGGATCTTTCCAGATGCACACCTCGCTATGGAATACAAAACCCGCAGCTTGGAATATCCGCAGCATGTCACCACGAAAGTCCTTAACGCCAATGAAGCCATCACGCTCCTTGCTGCTGGGTAGGTTCATGCAGTGAAAGCTGATCAGCCGGCCTGGCATCATCACCCGATGCAGCTCTGTTGCTAGGAACGCAAAGTGATCAAAGAACTCCTGCTCAGTGCGGCTATTGCCCATATCACGGTCGCTGTTGCTGTAGGTGTACAGCGACGCAAACGGCGGGCTAAAGATGCTGTAGTGGATGCTATCTGAATCGAGCTGCTTGATGCTCTCAACGCAGTCGCCCATGTACATATCCCAGTTGTCGCCCGACTGGTGCTCCGTAATGTGCGGTGCAACTTGGCGCTGGATCTTCTTGAGCTGTTCCATTGTTTGTTGTTTCATGATGACAACCATTGATTCGGCCATGGCGATGCTGTCCGCTTCTTTACGGCGGATGTTTTCAATGACGCGACCTTCGGCTACGTCGTAGATGATGTGCGCATTAACTGGTTGCTGCTGGCCAAATCGCCAGCACCTACGGATGGCTTGATAGAAAGCCTCGTAGCTGTGGGATAGGCCAACAAATGCGACATTATGGCAACTTTGAAAGTTAAGACCAAAGCCAAAGATGCTGGGCTTGCTAACCAGTACGCGGATCTTGCCATCTTGGAAGTCAATAGCAGATTGCCGCTTATGGTCATCGCTATCAGCGCCGCACACCTCAACGGCGCCATCAATAGCAGCAGCAAGCGATTTGGATTCATCATTCAGATTGCACCACACCAACCACTGCTCACCGTTGCTGTTGGCTAGTGCAGCAGCAGCATCGACCCGCATCTGCAACGATGCCTTACGCACCTGGCGTTGATCGTTGAGCGTCCGCGCCTCCATGGCAAACAGCGCCATCTGGCCGGCATCATCTGCTACTGCCTCGCGTGGTGTCTCCACCGTGCAATCGCTGATCTGCAGCTCCGGCAGGATGAAGTCGCCATCCTCATAGCCAAGGTCTGATGGCTTGCGGATGGTTACCGCCCAACTGCAGACCCATTCCCAGAACTTGCTCTTGGCGTGGCCCTTGATGCGCCACTTGGCGGTGTCGCCACCGTCATGCACGAAGAACATTGCCAGCATCTCAGTCCTAGTCATCACGCCGATGAACTCAGCGTGATTGCCCAGCTCCATGTGGTCATTAGGTGCTGGCGTCGCTGAGCAGGCCAACCGGAATGGCGTCTGGCTGAATGACTCGATGATCTGGTTGCGAATCTTGCCGGTGTATGCCTTAAGGATGCTGCTCTCGTCAAGCACCACTCCTTGGAAGGCATCCGGGTCGAAGTGGCTGAGCTTTTCGTAGTTGGTGATCGTGATGCCGGGCTTCACCTCAGCTTGCGTTGCAGCAAAGCTGCAAGCAATACCGAACTTGACGCCCTCGCGCACCGTTTGATGGGCAACAGCAAGCGGCGCTAACACCAGCACATTGCCACCAGTTTCTAAATGCACTTGATGCGCCCACTCAAGCTGCATGGCGGTTTTACCCATGCCGCAGTCGGCCCATATGCAAAACCTGCCAACACGGCAGGCCATTGTCACGATGTCCCGCTGGAATGGAAACAGCGGTGCAATGAAGCTAGGGGGATCAAATCCTGCAGGTGCGCAGGCAGTGGACTTTGAAGCAAGGAAGTCTTTGTAGGTCATTCTTTAGGTTGAGTCAGTCGATTGTGATGCACCAATGTTTGAAAATCAGTGATTGAGTCGTAACGATGCAACTGTCCTCGTGAGCGATGCACAGCGGCATGGCATTCATCACAAAGAATTTGAACGTTGTCTCGGTGATCTATGCCGCCATGCTTTTGCTCAAAAATATGATGAGCCTGCAATGAAACTGATGGCCTGATTGACTTCAGTAAATCACGATGCCGCAAGCAAGACCAGCAAAAATCCTGCATGTCGTCAGGCGCAAATTCAAAGAAATCTTTGTTGACTTTGCGGCGTGTTGTTTTCAGTTCACTTGGCTTTGAAATCCACAGATGTCCATGCATAGCACAGCGAATTTCACCGTGATGCTGGGTGTCGGGTCGAAGTTTGAACGGTGACTCTTGCCCGCATTTTGGGCAAGGCATGGTTTCCATAGGAAAGCCAGCAGTACCTTGCCACCGTAGCAGCCGCTGCTACAGTGTGCAAGCACCCAGCCCAATATCGTGCGCTTAAGCCATCCAACCCATATACGTCTCACGCCAGATCAGTTGCAGCGCCTTGACTCGTGGCGTGGTGATCGCATGAGCCGCGCTACTGCTATACGGCTGCTACTGGAGCAGTCGCTTGATCTGCACCTGCACGGCATTTTGCCCGCCACCAAGCGATGAGCCTTACCGAAGAGCTTGCACGCCTGCCCGATGGGTGGGGTTACGTCGCTGTCGATGACCAGAAGCGTCCATACCAGGCCAAGTGGCAGGAGCGGCCGTTAGATAAAGCTGGCTTGCATGCTGAGCTAGAAGCCGGCAGCGCTAAGGCCATTGGCGTGTGCTGTGGCGTGCCATCAGGTGGCCTGTTATTCCTTGATCACGATGGGCGCAGCGCTAGCACCATCCTCCGCGATTGGGGTTGCCCCATGTCGTCGATGCCGCGATCGTGGACCGTCACCTCTGGCCGTGATGGCAGGTTTCAGGTCATCTACCGCGTACCAGAGGAATATTGGCCAGACATCGCCACACGCAAATACAAGTCTGGTGTCACCGATTCCGACAACAAGCCAGAGCAGATCGAACTCCGCTGGACAGGTTGCCAGTCAGTTGTAGCCGGCGCGCATCCAACCACCAGCGGATACCACTGGGTTGCCAAATACAGCCCCGAAGACCTCGACCTAGCAGAAGCGCCGCTTTGCCTTATCGAGCGGATGCTTAGGCCAGTGGCTGAGCCGTTGCCATTGCTGGTGGCATCCGATGACGCAGCCAGGGCACGGTCATACCTTGACGCACTATCCGGCAGCCGCGCTGATGACTATGACGACTGGTTAGCGGTTGGCATGGCGCTCCATAGCGTTGGTGATGACAGCCTCTTAAGCGATTGGGAGCACTGGTCAGCGCAATCTGGCAAGCACAAGCCCAGCGACTGCCAGCGCAAGTGGAAGAGCTTCAAGAAGTCCGGCATCAGCCTTGGCACCCTTGGCGACATGGCCAAGAAAGATGGTTGGCGCTCGCAACGGCGTGAACCTAGCCGCACTGTTGCTGATAGCGGTGCTAGCGACAAGCCGCCGATCATCACCAAGCCGGAAAAGCTGGAAACCGCAGAGCTGCTAGCCCTGCTGCGCAGCCAGGCTGATGAGATCCGCTACAACGTCTTCACCCAGCAAATCGAGATCAAAGGCAAGGTGGTCGACGGCGCCGACCGCTTTTACCTCAAGCTGGCGGAGACGGGTTACAAGGTCGGCAAAGAGCTAGCCATTGACTGCTTGGTTCAAGTCGCAAATGAAAACCTCTACAACCCAGTCACCGAATATCTGCTCCATTGTGAGCAGCACGTTGAGCCGACTTACATCGACGGCTTAGCAACCGCGTACCTCAGGCCCGGTGATGGCGGCACCAGCATCTACGACGAGATGCTCAAGCGCACGCTCATCGGTGCTGTTGCGCGTGCCTTTGACCCCGGCTACAAGCACGACACTGCTTGCGTCATCATGGGCGATCAAGGCGCTTACAAGTCCAGCTTTTGGGGTTGCCTCGGCGGTCCGTTCTACTCCGATGCTCTAGGCGACATCAGCACCAAGGATGACGTAATGGTGCTGCACCGTTCCTGGATTATGGAATGGGCGGAGCTTGATCACATCACCAACCGCAAGCACGCCGGCCAAGTTAAGGCGTTTCTATCGCAAGCCGTTGACCTACTTAGGGTGCCATACGGTAAAGCTGTTGAAGCATTTCCTAGGCGTGGCATTATCGTTGGCACTACCAATAAGACCGCTGGCTTCTTGGTTGATGAAACCGGAAACCGCCGCTTCTGGGTAATCCCTACAACCAAAACCCAGGTCGATCAAATTAACACCGCAACGCTGCTAATGGAGCGCGATGCGATTTGGTCTGCTGCTGTTCACGCATACCGCAACGGCGAAACTAATCGCCTGCCGCTTGCAATGGAGCTTGCAGTACAGCAGGAAAATGATGCCTACATGATAGAATCACCATGGCGCTCAGCCATCCTTACCTACCTTGCTGACCGTCGTTCCATGGAGGTATTGACCTCTGAGGAGATCCTCGCCAAGGCCATCCAGAAGCCCATGGAGCGCCAGACCAAGGTGGACCAGATGCAGGTTGCATCCATTCTCAAAGAGCTTGGTTGGACCAAACACCGCGAATCATCCGGCAAACGCCGCTGGTACTACCAGCTAGACGACCAACCTAGGGGCTAGACGGCGAGACGCATTGCAGCGCAGCGTATCTCAGCCGCCTAACCTCACGACCGACCTACCTCCCCTTAAGAGTTACCCCGTACCCTCCCTTACCCCTCTATTTACTTATTTTATATAAGAGGTTAGGTTGGTTAGACGGTCGGACAAAGCCAGTCATATCAAGGCGTCTAACCTCGTCCAACCTCTGAATCGCCCATGCAAGAGATCAAAGTCCGTTTCGAGCCCGCTGATCTGACCGCTTTGGACCACCAAGCGGCGGCAGCAGGCACCAGCCGCTCAGCGTTCATTCGCAACAAAGCATTAAGCCTGCCTGTTGCACGGTTGAACACGGTGGAGTACCATTCGCTGGTTGCTGATGCAGTTGGCGCTATGCGCGGTGACTTGCCTCGGCTGCAGGTTGAATATCTCGTTGCTTATGTCATCACCAGACTTGATCAACATCAGCGCCAAGCAGTCGCCGGTCATCAACCGACTCCATGACTGCATGACGCAAGCGATGGCTTACGCCTGGGCCATCCGCGACAATGCTCAAGATGACGGCGTGCCCATCCCCATGGAACTCGTCGCCAGTTTTCAAGACGATTACAACAACATCATCGCTGCACTCAATGAAGCTCACAACATCGCAAGCTGATCTAGACCATGCGCTGCGCACCATTGCACCAGCAGTTGGAGTGCGGAGCAGTCACCCGATCCTTGACTGCTGCCTCATCACTGCTGGCGGCGGCAACGTCACCATCACCGGCTACAACCTCGACCTCGGCATCACGGTGACCATCCCGGCAGTGGTCAATACCGCTGGCTCTGTAGCGATGCCGTATCGGCTCCTAGCTGGCCTTGTAAGCCGTATGGACGATGGCGATGCCGTGGACATCACAGATGGCGCTGTGAGCGCTCCTGGGGGCGCATATGGCCTTGCGGTGTCCGATGCTGCGGATTACCCCGCGATGCCGGTTGTAGAGGCTGCTAGCGCTGATCTGGACATCACTGCTGGCGTACGCGCTTGCCTGGTTGCTGCCAGCACCGATGCATCCAAGCAGGTCCTGCAAGGCATCCACCTAGCAGCCGGCTACATGGAAGCCACTGACGGGCATCGACTGGTGCGGTTGCCCGTAGCACTACCCGATGGCATTAACCTCACCCTGCCAGCCAGCACCATGAAGCTGTTGCAGGATCGCACCGTAGGCATTGCTGCAGCCGCTGGTCAGGCCGTAATCGACGCAGGTGATGGCATCACCATCTACAGCCGTATTCTTGATGGCACCTACCCCGATGTAGCCAAGCTCATACCGCCAACCTTTGAGCACGTCATCATCCTCGACCGTCATCGCCTCACTCGTTGCCTTGAGCGTGTGGCGCTCATTGCCGAAGCCCACAACTCAGTCGTCAACTTGCTCATCGGTGACAAAAGCACCATGGTTATCACCGCCGACTCCGACGGCAGCAACGGCACCGAAGCCATTAAGTACATCGGCACCACAGGCAAACTTGCCCTAGCTTTCAACGTGCACTACCTCCTAGATGGCCTTAAAGCGTTTAGGTCTTCAGAAACCATTACACTGTCAGCAAATGGCTCAACTACTCCTGTAGTATTGACGCCAACCAATGCACCAGATCAGACTTACCTGATAATGCCTGTGCAAATTCGCAACTAATAGCGGTGGCAAGGTCTAAGACCAAAGAGAAAACTCACTACACTCACGAAGAGCTGTTGTGCATTTGGTCTGAGTTGGCCGAAATAGTAGCTGCTGGGTCAAACGGCATATCCATCCCAAAGCTCATTATTGAAAAATGGGGGGTGTGCCGTCCCACTGCAGATAAGTGGTACGACTGCGCTAAACAGTTGCTATACCAAACGTGGGATCAGTCGACGCTCGCCGAAATGAAGTCAAAGCGGCTGCAAACTTTAGAGATGACAATTGAGCGGGGGATGAGAACCAACCAACTTGGATCTGTTATTGGAGCAGTGCGATTGCAAGCTGAGATGCTTGGGCTTGTTGGCAAGTGAGCTGCATTGAGTCTGACCTGCTTTCACGGTCTGCGCTTGAGCTAGATGATGTTAATGAGCTTGATCTTGACGAGCGACTAAGTGTCATCCGCGCAGACCTGCATCCAGGTCAGCTTGCGTTTGTGGATGACACTGCCACGCAGATTATTGGCATCTCCGCTGGTTATGGCGCCGGCAAGACGCGAGCGCTATGCGCTAAGGCAGTGATGCTTGCTGCAGCCAATCAGGGCTTCATCGGCGCAGTCATGGAGCCCACCGGCCCATTGATCCGCGACATCTGGCAGAACGACTTTGATGACTTCCTAGAGGCGTACGACATCCCCTATACCTTCCGCGCTAGCCCATTGCCGGAGTACATGCTGCACCTGCCTGGCGGGGACACCAAGATCCTGTGCCGATCGTTTGAGAACTGGTCACGCATCATTGGCTTGAACCTTGCATGGGTGTTAGCGGACGAGATCGACACCGTAACGCCTGCCATCGCCAACAAGGCATTCCCCAAGATCCTTGGCCGCTTGCGGTCTGGCAATGTCCGGCAGTTTGCAGCAGCATCGACACCAGAAGGATTCCGCTGGATGTGGAATACCTTCGGCAGCGATGACGCACAGCAGCGCACTGATCGCAAGCTGATCAAGATGCGCACTGCTGATAACCCGCACCTGCCGCCGGACTTCATCGAGCGGCTGCAAGCCAACTACGACCCGCAACTGCTACGCGCATACCTCGATGGTGAGTTCGTCAACCTCACCACTGGCCAGGTATATGACCGCTTTGACCGCGCCAAGCACATCATCACCGACATACCAGACATCAGCGAGCAACCGTTGCGCGTTGGCATTGACTTCAACGTAGGCAACATGTCAGCCGTCATCGCCATCAGGCAAAGCAACACCTTGCTAGTAGTTGATGAGATCTCAGGCGCCCATGACACCGACGCCTTGGCGCAGGAGATCAAGCGCCGCTATCCCGATCACCGCATCTACGCATACCCAGATGCCAGCGGTGGTAACCGCAGCACCAATGCAAGCCAAACCGATATTCAAATCTTGGAGTCCTATGGTTTCAGCAACCAATCACCTAAGAGCAACCCTGGCGTTCGTGATCGCGTGGCTGCTGTTCAAGCTTTGCTGGAAAATGGCAAAGGCCAAGTCAGGCTCACCATTGCAGCCAGTTGTCGCAAGGTGATCGAATGCTTAGAGCTGCAGAGCTACAGCGAGAAAGGCGACCCCGATAAGGATGGCGGTTACGACCACATGAATGATGCACTGGGTTACGTCATATGGCGTGAGTTCAACCCACTACATGCAGGGGCTGGACGTGGAACCGGCGTAAGGCTATATTGACCAGGCTTACCATTCACTACCCAATGCTGACCGGATCTGAACTGCTCGCTAAAGTCAAGGAACTTGGCGACTCCAATAAAACTGACATCGTTCGCGCTTGCGGCTACGTCAAGGATGACAAGGTTTGCTTCACGCAGTTCTATGAAGCCCTGCTAGAAGCCAAAGGCATCAGCCTTGCAACTACCAGCAAAAAAGCAGGTCGCAAGCTGAGCTACAAGACTAAGGTGCAATTCAACGGCAACCTAATGGTTGGCAGTGCATACATTACCGAAGCATTTAAGCCTGGTGATGAGTTTGAGATTAAGGTGAGCCGTAACAGCGTTACACTGACGGCAGCTTGACGTAGAACATGTATTCGGGCCTTGGCGCATACGACCGTCCTATTGCAGAGCGCAAGGTAACTCGCGTTCAAGACCCGAACACTGCCTGGTACGCGCAAGAGCAGCATTGGATCTTGATTGAAGACCTGCTGCAGGGCACCTTCGGGATGCGGCAAAAGCATCGCCGCTACCTACCGCAGGAACCCAGGGAAATTGATGAGAGCTACAATAATCGTTTGGCCAGAAGCGTATGCCCGCCGTACTACCAGCGCCTTGAGCGGTTGCTGGCTGGTATGTTGACGCGCAAGCCAGTGCGGTTGGTTGATACGAGCGACACCATCACCGAACAGCTATTTGATGTTGACCTCAACGGTAATGACCTCAACGTCTGGACATATGAGTCAGCCCGCAAGATGGTCCGTTATGGCCACGTTGGTACATTGGTGGATGCACCTGCTGATGGCGGTAGACCCTATTGGGTGACATACACCCCACGGCAGATCCTCGGCTGGCGCACTGAAGCAAAGGAAGGCAAGCAGGAGCTAACCATGCTCAGGTTGCAGGAGGTGGCCAGTGTGCCTGATGGCTTGTACGGCGAAAAGCTAGTGCAGCAGGTGCGGGTGCTGACGCCTGGTGAATATGAGATTCATCAAAAAGATGACAAGGGCGACTTCCGCGTCGTAGATGAAGGCCGCACCAGCCTTAGCGAAATTCCATTCAGCATCGCCTACGCCAACCGGACTGGCTTTATGGAGTCACGGCCACCGTTGGAAGATATTGCAGAGCTGAACCTAAAGACGTATCAGATCCAATCAGACCTCGACAACCAGCTGCACATTTCAGCAGTGCCGATGCTGGCCTTTTACGGCTTCCCATCAAGCGCTGAGGAGGTATCAGCTGGCCCCGGTGAAGCCATTGCATTTCCCGCTGAAGGCCGCGCTGAGTACATCGAACCTGGCGGTACTAGCTTTCAGTACCAGTTCAAGCGGCTAGAAGCATTGGCGCTGCAGATCAATGAACTAGGACTATCAGCAGTGCTAGGCCAGAAGTTAACCGCTGAAACCGCCGAAGCCAAGCGCATTAACCGCAGCCAAGGCGACAGCACCATGATGGTGATTGCGCAGAACATGCAAGACATGATCGACAACTGCTTGCAGTTTCATGCGCAGTACCTAGGCCAAAATGAAGCAGCCGGTAGCAGCCACGTCAACCGCGACTTTATGGGTACTAGGCTTGACCCACAGGAGATCAACAGCCTGTTGCAGCTTTACACTGCAGGGACCATCACTCAAGAAACCTTGCTGCAGCAATTGTCTGATGGCGATGTGCTAGGTGATGACTTCGACGTTGACGAGGAACTAGATGCCACAGCAAATGCGGGGATGGATCTACAACCTGCTCGACAACCTGATCAGTTGGTTGATCGACGTAGCAGTGATGATCGAACCGGAGAAGCCGAGACACCAGGAGCTTGACTATCACGTCAGCGCATTGCCAGAGGAGATCTTAGCAATCGTGCGCGTTAGCTGGTATGTAGACGGCAAGGCTGATGAGGTAGACGAGATGGTACTGATGGAAGATGGCCAGAACGGTTATGACGCATTTGCTGCGGTGGTAACCAGTGCATTGCAGCGCGGCGCTAATGTAAGTATTCGGTCAGGGTATGCCGCTGCAGATTTAGGTATTATCGAATGAGCACACCAGAAACGCTATACCGCAATGCAATAGACCTGAACCGCTACAGCAATAGCGTGGCGCGGCGTGTAATCAATGCATATAACGACATCATCATTGATAGCGTCAACCAGTTGCGCACCATTGATGATCTAGCCGCACCAGTTAAGGCTGCTAGGCTTCGTGGCATTTTGGCGCAGCTTAAAGACTCGCTTGGCACATGGGCTGGTGATGCAACCGAGCTAACCGCAACTGAGCTGCAAGGGTTGGCGCAGTTGCAGTCAGAGTTTGTAACTGAAGAACTGCGCAAGGCATTGCCGGTTGGCAGCCGTGATGCAGTGCGCACTGTTGAGATAAGCCCGCAGTTTGCGCAGAGCGTGGTCACCACTGACCCAACACAGCTCAACGTGGTGGCATTATCGGATGACCTGTTTGCAGCAGTAGAAGGCGCAGAAGCATTAGCACGCCAAGCTGGCACTGGCGTGTTTAACTTGACCGCCGCCAAGGGTGCCACCATCACGCTACCCAATGGTGAAGTGGTCACCAAGGCATTTCGTGGCATCGCCGTAGACCAAGCCGAGCGATTTAGCCAAGTGGTACGGCAAGGGTTGCTGACAGGTGAAACCACGCCAAGCATCGCCAAGCGGTTGATTGGCAACTTGCAATTTGGCGAGGAGGCCAAAACCGTCCGACAACTGGTAGCAGCAGGCGGGCAAGCCACTGCCGTAGCTGACAACCAAATTATGACGCTAGTACGCACCAGCATTAACCAAGTAGCTAATACCGCCAGCCAGCAGGTATATGAAGCCAACCAAGACATCACCAAGAAATACCGCTACGTCGCCACGCTTGACACTCGCACCAGTGCTATATGCGCTGCATTGGATGGCCGTGAGTTTGAATATGGCAAGGGACCGATGCCACCGCAGCATTTCAACTGCCGCTCGACGACAGTGCCGATCATCGACCCTGATATCTTGCCGCCATCAACCACGGCAACACGGGCTAGCAAGGATGGCCAGGTGCCAATCAATCAAAGCTATGGCGAGTGGCTAGCAAAGCAACCACGCAGCGTGCAAGCTGCTGCGCTAGGCCCCGGTAAGGTTGCATACTTCAACAAACTGGCTAGCAAATACGGGCCACGCGATGCCATCGCAAAGCTGGTGCGTGATGATGGCGCAGAGGTAACATTAGAGCAGCTCCGCAAACGATATGGACCTGCCTAGCCTCCGGCATTTCACTCCTGCTGGCATCAGCTCAGATCCTGTTGAGGTACTAGCAGGTGAGGCATGGGTGCCAGCGATCTACACGGATAAGGGCTGGGCAACAGCAGATGGCGCTAACCTGCTACTAGGTATTGAGGAATGGCGCCATGCCACTAAAGAAACCAGGCCTGTACGCCAACATCAACGCCAAGCGCGAGCGCATTGAAGCTGGCAGCAACGAGCGCATGGCGCGCAAGGGTGAAGCTGGCAGGCCATCTGCTGCTGCATTTAAGGCTGCTGCTAAAACTGCCAAGAAGCCTAAACCTAAGAAAAAGTGATAACCTATCGCGGCGAGCAGTTCGAGGGTTACAACAAACCCAAGCGGACGCCTAGCAACCCAAACAAGTCGCACGCGGTGCTTGCCAAAGACGGCGACACTATCAAGCTGATTAGGTTTGGTCAGCAGGGCGTATCAGGCTCACCATCACGAACAGGAGAATCAGCAGCGGACAAGGCCAGAAGGGCATCATTTAAGGCCAGACACGCTAGCAACATTGCCAAAGGTAAGCTAAGCGCTGCTTACTGGGCGGATAAGGTAAAGTGGTGATGCACTATATCCCTGCGGGATAAGCATGTCTGAAGAGAATCAAACTCAGGAGCCTGCGGCTACTGATGCAATGCAACGCAGTATTGAAGCACTGGAACGCAAGAACCAAGAGCTGATTGCTGAATTGCGCACTGCTAAGTCAAAGAAGTTACCGGATGGCGTTGATGTCGATGAGCTACTTGAGTTCAAGCGACGCGCTGAGCAATCTGAACTTGAATCGCAAGGTAAGTACTCCGAAGCAAGACAAGCTTTGGAGCAGCAGTACCGTGAGGCGACGGCGCAAAAGGACCAGCGCATCACAGAACTTGAATCCCGCGTCCGTGAGCTTGAACTTGTCACGCCAGCAGTAACCGCACTGGCTGACTTGGTGCATGACCCCGACATGGTTCTTAAGACCAAGCTGAGCAGCGATCAGATTGAGCGTGACCCTGATGGCACGGTGGTAGTGGTCGATGGCTACCAACGCACACCCGTAAGCGAATGGGCTAAGTCGTTGCCGGCATGGATGCAAAAGCAACCAAGGCCACAAGGCAGCGGTGCACCATCAG